CGAGCCGTCGTACTTGTGCGGCGTGTCCTGGCCGTTGACCAAGATGGCGTAGCGGCCGGCGTCGTTGGCGAAGTTGGTGAAGTTCCAGCGAGCCGACGTGGCCGAGCCGAAGAGCGCCGAGCCGAGGCCGCCGGCCGTGGTCACGTTGTAGATGTTGGCTCCGGAGCAGGCGAAGAGCTTGTCTCCTACCGGATCGCCCCGATACTCGATCAGCGTCTCCACCGGAGCAGCGACGCCCGTCACCTGTTCCACGAAGCCCCGGCGAAGTTCGCCGTAGGCTCCCCGGGGGATCAGGTTGTCGAGGATGACCGCGCTTGTCCTTGGCATGGCCGCCAACGCGCTTTCGGTGTCCCAGCCATCGGTCGGGAACGGGATGGAGCGCGCCACCGCCGTCTGCGCTCGGGCTTGGTTCATGCGGAGGGGCCTGCGCATCAGCCCGGCCAATTTCCTTCGGCGACGTTCACCGCGCCCGGCGGCAGCTCAAGCGGCCCCGCAATCGAAACCGAACCCTTCGCGCCATCCGCGCCGAGGGCTCGCGCCAACTCGCGCTCGTAGGAGACTAAATCTTCGCCATAGTCGAGGCCCTTGGCCTGCTTCACGCGCCAGATCGTCCCGAGCTTCAGCAGCTCCTCATCGAGGAAGGTCGTGTCGTCGTCGGAGGTGAAGCGGGCTTTCGGCTGACCGGCCGAGGACTTGGCCCAATAGCTTGAGATGTACTCATAGGCCACGGTCTGCCCGGCGGGCGGATCGGGATAGGCCAGGAATGAGCCCGACCGCTCGCGGAAACTCATGAAGATCGACGCCGCGAACGGGCGCGACTGCACAAGCTGCCATTCCTGCGAGTTCAGGACATAGACCGGCCGCTGCGTGGTGCGGTTGAAGAAGCTGTCGTTGTTGAACCGGCGAAGGTCCGGCGGGATCGGCGTGTTGGTCTGCTCGGGCGTCGCCGTGGTGATGAAGGTCCACTCGGCGGTGAGCGATTGCCAGCCCGGATCGCCCTCTTTCGACAGCGCCTCGCCTGCCGCGTTGATCATCGCGAACACCTGACGGACCAGCTTGTCGGTCGAGGTGACGACGACGGATGGGCGGCTGAAGGACAGGAGGTCGCAAACGTCCTGTGCGATGGTGAGCAGACTCACTTACGCCTCCTTCCGGGGGCGACCGGGGCGGCGCTTGGGCACAAGCGCGGCGAGAGGCTCAGCCAGCGGGGCCTGCTCCTGAACCGTGGTACCAAGCTCTGCGGCGAACTTGGCCGCTTCGGCGTCTAACTGCGCCTCCATGTCGGCCTGAAACTCAGCGTATGGATCGTTGCAACGAGCACCCGGCCCGAACTCCGCAGCGAGGTAGTCGGCCTCAGGTGCGGCCCGCGCTACGGCCGCAGACTTGGCCTCAGCTTCCCGTTGGGCGGCTAGGTCGGGTCTGAAGGTGATCGTGACGGCTTCCGGTGCGGTCGCGGGCTCCGGCGGGCTCTCCACCGCCAGGGCCCGCTCCCGCTGCTCGAAAGCCTGCCACGCCCCCGCGTGCTCGGCCTTGTGCGCCTCAGTGGCCGGCTTCGGCCCAACGACCGTCGAGGCGTCCACCACGAATGAGAACATCACCTTCTCGCCGTGGCGCTCGAAATGCGCGCCGCGCAGCGGAAGGGCGTTGCGCTCAGCCTTCGCCGTGGTCGTCTCGGTCATCAGTCAGCCTTGGCGTTGGTCAGCTTCGCGACCTGTTCGGAAAGGGCCGAGAGCTGCTGCTGCAATTCCACGATTGTCGCCTTCTGCTGCTCGTTCTCAGCAGCAAGCTTTTCCATCGGCGCGTTGCCGGCGGCCTGTTCGAGGTGGCGCTTGGCCCGCTCGCGGACTTTGTAGCCGCCCATTGGAAGGGTCTTGGTCAGTTGCTCGTCGGAGAGCGCCGCCAGTTGCTCGACGGTCTTGACGTGGGCGAAGATCAGCGTTTCCGCCTCGCCCTTGGTCACGCCGGCCCATTCGGTGATCGGCAGGCCGTCCACCGGGGCTTCCAGGCCGTCCTTGAAGTAGCGGTACTCGCGCGGCCAGCGCTTCTTGTGCTCCTCCTTGACCATGCCGTCCCAGGTGGCGCGGCGGTCGCCGGGAATGAGGATCTCCACAAACTCGACCGTATCGAACTGCGGCGTGCCCTGCTGCTGGGTCTTGAAGTTGTTCTGGACGGCGCGGGTGTAGAAACGCGGGATGGCGTTGTCGCGCGGGCCGTTGCGGTCGTTCGGAAGGATTTCGAAGTCTGGAGCGTCGGACATGGCTGTCTTTCTCAGGTTACGTGGGCCCAAAGGGTCCGTTTCGCGATGGAGTAGATTAGACGCGGGTCCACCCCGTAATCGCGGGAGAGCTGCATCTTCGTGTGATTGTCTGCGAGGCGCTGACGGATCGTCCTCACATCATCCTCGGTAAGCTTTGCCATGCCGTGGGTCTCGCCCTTAGGGCCGCGCCCCTTGGCATGCATATCCAGGGCGTTGTCGCGATGTGTGCCGAGGAATAGGTGCGCCGGATTCACGCAGCGCCGGTTATCGCATCGGTGACAGACCAAAAGCCCCTTCGCGAAGGGGCCGTTGGCCAGCCGGTACGATGCGACGTGGGCGCTGAGCGTGGCGTACCTGTCCCCAATCCGGCCGTAACCATTCGGGGCAATCGCGCCCATCCACGGCCAGCACTCATCAGGGCCACGCTTGTCCACCTTGGCCCAGAAGCGCTCGATGAGGGGCGCCTTACGACTGACCATCAGTGTCTCCGGGTGAAAATCTTGTCGCGCCCGATGCGGGCCACTTCCGAATAGCCACGCTCCGCCAGCCACGCCTGGAGCGCCCCATCTGGGATGCCGAAGGACCGATGTAGGCCCTTATCCTCGACGGCTATGGTCGGGCTGTAGCGCTCGATAGTGTCGGCCGCGCCTTGGAGCAGGAAAAGTTCACTGCCCTCCACGTCGGCCCACACGCAGTCGCACGCCGGCAGGCTCAGACTGTCGATCGTCATGACTGGGATCGCCCCCTCCCCGTACTCGACGCGATGGGCGCCGCAGTTGGTGGAGGTGACGACGACGGGGGAGCAGGAGCCCGGCTCAGCGCCGAACGCGGCCGGGCGTGGCGGGAAGGTGATCACGCCCTCCGCCTTGTGCTGCTCGGCGATGTTGCGGGCGAGGCACTCGTAGTTCGCCGGGTCGGGTTCGGTCGTGAACACGTTGGCGAAGTGCTTGGCGAGTTCCAGCGGGTACACGCCGACACAGGCTCCGGCTTGGACGATCACGTCCCGACCCTTCACGTGCGGCAGCAGCGCGGCGATGGATGGCTTGCAATCGGCGGTGATCACGCCGCGGGCGTCGGTGTCGAGCGCAGGCCACCAGAGCGAATCCCAACGGACGAGGACCGGCGTGGTCATCAGTAATCCCCGTCGCAGAGGATTTCAGCGTGCGGGCGATCAAGAGCAAGCTCGTCGAGCGAGTAACCGCCGAGCCTCAAGCCGTTCTTGCCCAACTCCGCATCCAGAAGGTCACGCGCGTGCTCGATGTCGGCCGCGACGATGACGGAGGCGACACCAACCGGATATCTCCCGTCGTGGTCTGTGCAGGTGAAGACCTTGAGCGCGCTCATCCCCGCTCCTCCGCCTTCAGCGTCGCCGCGATGTCCGGCAACAAGCCGCGACCGTGGACGTGGAGCGTCACGCCCTCGCGCTTCAGCTCGGCCCAGTGCTGCTTGAACTCTTCCGCCTGCCTCACTTGCCAGGGGCTGGCGCGATACCGCTTCTCCGTCCCGTCAGCCGCGCGCATGGCGACTTCCATTATCCGCTCGTTGTCGTTGAGCGGCTGAGCGTAGGCGTGGTGGGAGCCGGTGTCGGTGTAGCTGCTATCGACCCCATAGAGATGGATCGTGCGGAAGCCGGACAGCGCCGCCAGCCACAGGGCCCGCAGGGTCACAGTCCCGCCGCCCGGGACGAGCACGCAGGGCCGTTGGTTCGGCCCCTCATCCCACCAGGGCGAGAGGATGTCCTTCAGCACCGAGTTGTCGCCGAACCCACAGTGCCACACGATCACGTCCTTACCGTCGAGGGCGTCGAACGTGGCCGGGTCGCACTGGCTGGCCAGAAGGTACTTCACCCCGTCAGGCGCACCCTTCACGAACTCCGCGTTCTCGGGCCGCGCGTCGCACATCACATGCACGCCCGGGGTGATCCCGTTCTCGGCGAGGAAGCGCCAGGTGTTGTTGACGCTGACGATCTGAGCGCCCTGCCTGGCGTGCCAGCGAATGTCGGTGATGTAGTCCTTGACCGAGGGAGCGCCGCCGACGATCACGCAGCGCCGGCCGGTCTCGCGGAAACCGGAGAACCACGGATAGTTGCGCTCCACGGCAGACCGGATGTTGGCCTTGATGTGGTCATGGGTCGTGTTGACGCCATTCATCTCGGGAAGGCTGGTATAGCCGCCGATTTTCCAGACGTTCGGGACCCAGCCATCCATCAAATCTGATGGCTTAGGCTCGCCGTGGAATTGAACCACCTTCGCCCCGTTCGGCGGCCAGTCCTTGGCCTGCCACTTGAACGAAACCACCCACTCAGCCGGCAGAAGGTCCCAGCCGCCGAGTTCCGACAGCCATTCCTGGTCGCCCGCGTTCGGTGTGCCCGCTGGCAGGTATTGCGCCTCCACCAGCGGCCCCGGTGAGCGGGTCATGATGTCGGGCGTGAAGCGGGTCCAGGCCTCGGCATGGCCCCCCGCATCCCAGACCATCACCGAGCTATTGTAGGTCGGCCACCCAGCGTCCCGCGCAATGCCCTTGCGCTCAACGAGGTCTTCCAGCCGCCCGGTCACGCAGATGTCGAGGTCGAAGTAGATGACCCGCTCCCCCTTGGCCCACGGCATGGCGGGGGAGAACAGTTGCAGCTTGGCCCAGTAACTCGGCGGGATGGCGGGATCAGCCGCGATCGGCTCAATGCCCTCGGGGAGTTCGTCAGGCCGGTCGGTGACGGCCCACAGGGCGCGGTTGATGCGTGTGGAGTTGCGGAGAACCTGATCGGCCCAGATTTCCACGTACTCGCGCGGGTAGCGGTCGCCGACCCATACGCACACGAAATTGTAGGTGGGATCGTCCAGTTCAGTCGCGGCTTCGGCTAGGGCCTGCGCGGCGACGATCGGTTGTGCGTTCATGCTCTCGCTTCCCCAAGCCGCACTAGAATGGGGGAGCCCGCACCCTTCTCAGCAGCGCGCTATTGGGCGGCGGCGTGGGCAGCAGCTCGGCGGGGTTGGATGCCCCAGACTTCCCGTTCCGCGGCGAGGCGAGCGGCGGCGGCTTCCTCAATCGTGTCGAACCGACCGACCGTGTAGGCGACCTTTCCGGGCAGCATGATCCGCGCAGCCCATTTGCCGCTGCTGGTGCGCTGGACACCCAGCACCCCCGAGGCGTTGCGGGCATGGGGATGGGCGATGTTGCGGGCGTTCACCCATTGCGGGACGACGCGGAGGTTGCAGCGGCGGTTGTCGGTCGTGTCGCCGTTGATGTGGTCCACAACCATGCCGGCCGGAATGGCGCCGTGCGCCCGCGCGGCAATTTCGCGGTGAAGGCGCGACACGCGATTCCTGCCGTTCTCCCACACGTTTCGCTGAATGTATTTCCGACTGCCGCGCACATCGGCGAACCACTTGAAGGCCGTCAGGTCGGCGTCTTCATCGTCAATGATGGTCGTGGCGCGCTTCGTCTGGATGGTGATGGTCACTGAGCTTACCCCAAGCTGCGATGGGGCAAGTTTCGGCGGCGCTAGGGCCTTCTCAGCGGGCAGCAAAAAGGGGCGGAGTTTCCCCCGCCCCTCGCAGTCCAGACGTAACGTCGGCCGCTTACGCGAGCGACGTCTTGCGGGCCCAAAAACATTGCCCGGCGGCGACGCCGCCCGTGGTGTTGCAGTCGAAGCCGGCCGAGCCGTTGTCCGAAGACGCGGAACCGGCAGCGCCGATCTTCACCGTCGAGGCCGAACCGAGAGCTTCGGAAGCCTTGACATAGATATGCTTGCGACCATCCGAGGCGGTGATCGCAGTGAGGAGCTTGAAGACCGGGGTGGAGGACTTGCTGTCCAGATCCACACCCGCAAGCGGAGTGGTCGAATAGACCGTGGAGGCGTTGGAAGCCATGATGGCTTACTCCATGGAAGTGGAAGGGAGCCCGAGGGCCTCATGCCCCCGGGCTTGGCCTAGGCGGCCGATCAGGTCTCGAAGAGCACCCCCTGGAGCTCGGCGTTGCTCAGGGTCATGTTGCCCATCCAGATGATCAGCTGGACGGTGGCGTCCTGGTTGATCGAGCGGATGCTGTCGAGCGGCACCATGTTCCGGTCGCGGTGCGGGCGCCAGAAGAGGTAATCGGTGTTCAAAAAGTAGGCATGCTTCGTCGGGCAGCCGCCGCCGATGCCGCCGTCCGCCACCACGTCAGCGCCCAGGTACTTGAGCGAGACGAAGCCGGCGTCGGCCTCATTGGCTTGGGTGATCCGCTGGATCGCCTGGAGGCTGTTCCAGTAGAACTGGTAGTAGTTCGTGTCGGCCAGGATCAGGTCCGGCTTGTCCGAACCCCTCATGCACTGCATGTAGAGGGTGTTCATGAAGCGCTGGATGTTCGTGGCCGAGGCCGCCGAGCCGCCGTCGTTCGTGGTCTGGAACTTCTGGTTCCGCCAGAACGAGTAGGTGGCGCGGTTGATGCCGCCCACGGTGCCGGTCGTCGGGGAGTCCGCGACGAGCAGTTGCAGGCCGCCGATCTGCTTGCCGGACGAGCCAGTGCCGTCCGAGTACATGCCGATCGACAGGTTGTTCTGCATCGTCTTCTCGGCGACCTCGATGCGGGCCTCCAGAAGGTCGAGCAGCGCGTCGGGGCCCGAGTTCTGGGCCTGTTCGAGGCCAGAGATCGAGACGGCGACGGAGGCCTGCTTGATGTCGAACTCAGCCGCCGAAATCACATCGGAAGGGCTGATATTAAGAGCTTCGTACCCGCTATAGTATTGAAAAGTCGAGTTTTCTTGGTACGAAAGCTCTTGGACGATGGTCCGACCGCCAGAGAACGGCTTCACCTTGCCGCGCTTGTTCAGGCGGTTCAGCAGGGCGTTGTTCTTCGACATGTTGTCGGCGATCACGCCACTCCGGTTGCGCAGAGTGGTCGTGACGATTTCGGAAAGGCCGGGAGAGGCCATCTGTCACGCTCCATGCCCCTCGGGTTGAGGGGCGTCGGGCGCGCTACACTCCTTGGCTCGCCTTCCAGGCGGCTTCGAGGTCTGCGCGCAGGTTGCCGGTGGAGCCCGGGGCCGGCGCAACAGCACCGCCTTGGGGAGC